CGGCACGCGACGGGCGTTGCGAAGGCACGGCATGTCGCAGCGTTCGTCAGGATCCTGCTCGATGCCAAGACGCCGATCATTCTGGGCGGCTGGCACCGCGACGTCTACGACATCTGGCTTAGGGAGCTCGCGCCCTATAAGCCGATGCTGTACACCGGCTCGGAAACGGCCAAGGAGAAGGACGCGGTCAAGCGTGCCTTCATGTCGGGCGAGACCGACTGCATCATCATGTCGCTGCGCTCCGGCGCCGGCCTGGACGGACTGCAGCATCGCTGCTCGACCGTCGTGCACGGCGAGCTCGACTGGTCGCGCGAGGTGCACAAGCAGCTCGCCGGCCGCCTTCGCCCGCACGCGCGGACCGATCCGATCACCGAAATCTACATCGTTGCGAACGGCGGCTCCGACCCGCTGATCGCCTCGGTGCAGGGCCTGAAAGCCAGCCAGGCGCGCGGCATCATCGATCCGAAGCGCGGCACCGAGGCGGTGCAGACGGACGAGAGCCGCATCAAGCTTCTGGCGCAGATGTACCTGGAGAAGGGGTCATGATGTTCACGCTCGTGACCAGGAAACCCGCCGAGCCGCACGCGTTCCCGCCTCTCGGCGAAGGCCGACACCGCGTTCCTGCTGACCCGCGCTGCGGCCGTCACGAGCAGATCGAGCGGCTGTGCCCAAAGTGCAGGCTCGTCAAGATCACCGTGTTGCCGGCGCGCGGCGGTGCTTGGCGGGAGTGGCTCTGGGGCGATGCGCCGAGCCAGTTTATCGATGTCGTCACGCCGGAGTGCATGCCGGTCGAGGCAGTGTAATGAGAGCAACATTTTGCGAGTTTGCGCAAACTCGCAGGTTTCCGACGTTCGCAGTGTTGCATGTCGGGGCGATGTCGTCGCGTTCGCGTAGGCGGGGCAGCGCCGATCATGCCCGTTATTCGAGATTTCCACAGGTGCCCGTTTGAGCCATCCCCGCCTCTCCATCACTCCAGCGGGAGCGATCTTCGATCAGTCGCTGGAGCCGCGCGACCAGCATGTCTTGAACCTGCTTGGTTGCTACACGGACAAAGCCGGTTGGTGCCGACGCAGCCAGGTCAAGATGGCCAAGCAGCTGAAGTGCGGTCGCGCCTCCATACAGCGCTCGCTCGATCGGCTCGTTGAGGCGGGCTGGGTCGAAAAGAAGAGGCCGCCGTGGAGCAATCCGGATGGACAGCCGTCCAACAGTTACATGTACCGGGTCGTCCTCGATCGCGATGATTTCGTGCTGCCCGACGGCTCGGAAGAGGATGCCGACGAGGCTGAGCAGAGCTATGCAGAAACTGCAAGTGATGAGACCGAATGCCCACCCGTGGGCACCCCCCCTGCCCAGCCAGATGGGCACCCCGGTGCCCAGCCATGTGTGGGCACCGGTGCCCAGCCATACGTGGGCACCAAGAACGACCCCTTAGAACGACCCCCTCTTGAACGTGAGAGAGATGCGCGCGCGCGAGATCGAAGCGCAAGATTTTTGGCAGCGTTTGAGCAGCGATGGCCAACAGCAGCGGCAGATGACCGCCAACGCGTTGCGTATGCCGCCGAAGGGCTGACCGAGGAGGAACAGCAAGCCGCGCTCGTAGGCATCGGGCCGTTCCTCGAAAACCTGAGAAAGCTCGGCCGCAAGAACACGCCAGCGGGCTGGCGCTACCTCGAGGAAAAGCGCTGGACGCTGCTCGCTCAGCAGTCAGCTACCGCAGCAGGTCCCGCGATCCACCCACCCGGCAGCGTCGAGGCGCGCGCCATCGCTGTGCTCCACGAGATCGCCGGCCGCCGTGACGCATTTTTCAAGTTCTATCGCCAGCGCGACGGCTCCGTGTCCTGTTCGTGGCCGATTACGCCGCAGCTGTTGGCGCTTGGCGGTCCCGATGTCCCGCCACTCGACCGATGGGTGAACGTCGACCGCAACGGGGGCGGCTCATGGGAGGCGATGCTCAAACAGTTCTTTGACGACCGCGTTGAGAGCCGCGTTATTCGCACCCGAATGCGCGAAGGCTCGCGGGCGCCGTGGAATTTTGCGCCGTCGTCGACCGGGAAGATCTATGCCGGAACCGGGCCGCCATCGTCGCTTATGACGGCGGAAGACGAGCGAACGGATTTCAAATAGCGGGCAGGGCAGCATGACCGGCAAGACCAAGACCGACATGGACATCGAGCGTTTGTTGCAGTGGGCCTATATCGACGAGCTTTCAAAACGGCAGTCCTCGGCCGCAGAAGGCATTTGGGACCGGATTCAGGACTATCAGAACCACGGCGGGATCGATAGCGGACGCGGCGCGGCGCAGCGCTATTCGCATTTCGGGCTGCCTGATCCAGATGCGGAACGTATCGAAACGGCCGTATCGGCACTTGGCGAAACAGTCATCGATTGGACCGTTCACCTGCACACCATCGCGGGCGATCTGGCCGGTTTGGTATCGATCAACGATCTGTCGCCGCGGCAGATCGAGCAGCACCGGAAACCCGAAGTCGGCTGGGGTCTGGCTGGCACCAAGGCGCTCCGGGCGTTCTATGGGAGTGACGAGGCGATGCGTGCGCATGCGAAGCTCGCCCGCGATCGACCGCGCGACGTCCTGCTGGTCGGCGGCATCAAGACGGCTGTGCTGGTGACCGCGCATGCGATCAAGGGGACGCGGCCGGATTGGTCCGATGAGCAGCCCCGGCCAGAGATGGTGCCGGCGGCGCGTGGCACCCACGCGACGGTTGTCGGCGAGTGCCGCGGCAAAAACCTTTACACGACCGGGTCATACTGCCCGCTTGAGTGGTCACCATCGCCGCTCTCAGTCGTGATGGGTCGCGCCGATTACTTCGCCTGGCATCAGGCACTTGTCCGCCTTGTGGAAAGCCTGCGCCTTGAAAAGTTCGAGCCTTTGCCGCCGAAGGCGGCGGCAGCGCCCTGGATTGCCGACGATGAGGCGACGATCATCTCACGCACGATTGCTGTGATGCCGAACGGTCGCAACGACGTCGGTAGCTGGGGAGTTTTGCCGCTAAAACCGCAGCGTCCGAAGGCCGGACCACCCGCGCGCCAGCGGCGCGACCCCGGCGTCTCAGCGGAAGACATGGGCGCGATGGAGATGTTGAGGGGGATTTCGGGCAGGTGAGCCCTTGCGCTTAGGGGGCGAATCATTGACAGACTGCCAACCATCGGAACTATGTCCAGCGCCCGCCCCGGAAACCCCGCGGCGGGCGTTGCCGCATTTGGGATCACAGGACCGCGCGCCATGGCATGACATCAAGAGCGGGGTCGATCGATCGAAACGATCCCGCCGTCATGTTCATGAACGAAAGTGATTCAGGGTGATTCACCGTGTCCCTCCCGGCCGTGCTGCCTGACAAGTTCGATCCATCCGTCCCGCTCGCGGACCCGCGTTACGAGCGGTTCGCGCAGCTGCGGGTGATCGGCCTCGCCAGCCGCGAGGCCTGCGCAGAGGCGGGCTTGCCCTGCACACATCGGAACGCGCCGCGCTACGATCGACATCCCGAGATCGTCGCGCGCAAGGCGTACCTCGCGAAGGATGACGCCGACGTGGTCGCGGCGACCAGGCTGTTCTGCCGGGACCGCCTGATGGCCTCGGCGACGCTCAACGTGCTGGCCGACTTTGCGATCCTCGGCAGCGTCGACATCGGCGGCAAGAAAGTGGCGCGCGTGGTTGGTATCGACTGGCGTAAGCTTCGGAACAGCGATCAGGCTGCGGCGATCACCGGCTTCAAGTTCGATCGTGAGAGCGGCGTGATGACGGAGTTCACGCGTGATGATCCGCTGCAGGCAGTCAGTCAACTCCGTGACATGTACGGCCTCCGGGCGCCGCGGCGCACGGAGCTCACGGGGCGAGGCGGCGGACCTGTTCAGACGATCGATGTGACGAAACTGTCGTATGAGCAGCTCATCCAGCTCGAAAGCATTCTTACCGCCGCCGCTCCCGCCGGGGACGTTGCGACAGGTGAGGGCGGAGATCGAGCGGAGGACAGCGCTCCGGCAGACGGAGGCGAAGAGCAAGCAAGACCAAGCCTCGACCTTCCGCCCAACGGGCGTTAAGCCGCAGCCTGGCCCGCAGGAGCAGTTCCTCGCCTCGTCGGCGGACATCGCGATCTACGGCGGCGCCGCCGGCGGCGGGAAGTCCTACGCGCTCCTGCTCGAGGGCCTGCGGCATATCGATAACGCCGATTTTGGCGCAGTCATCTTCCGCCGCACGCTGGTCGACGTCAAAAAGCAGGGCTCGCTATTCGATACGTCCCTGCCGCTCTACGGGCAGTTCGGCGCGAAGCCCCGGCAGGCTGGCGACATCCTCTGGCGCTTTCCATCTCGCGCAAAGATCGCCTTCGGCCACCTCGAGCACGAGAAGACAGTGCTCGACTGGCAGGGCGCGCAGATCCCGCTGCTGGGATTTGACGAGCTCACCCACTTCTCGCGGGCGCAATTTTTCTACATGCTCTCGCGCAACCGCTCGACCTGCGGCGTGCGGCCATACGTGAGGGCAACCTGCAACCCCGATGCGGAGAGCTGGGTCGCCGAGCTGATCGCATGGTGGATCGATCAGGACACGGGCTACGCGATCCCGGAACGCTCCGGCGTCATTCGCTACTTCATCCGCGTCAATGACGCGCTGGTGTGGGCGGACACGGAAGCCGAGCTCCGGGAGCGCTATCCGGGCTCAGAACCGAAGTCGCTGACGTTCATCGCAGCGAAGCTCGAAGATAACGCCATCCTGATGGCGAAGGACCCGGGCTATCGCGCAAACCTGATGGCGCTGAACTATGTCGACCGAGAGCGGCTGCTCGGCGGCAACTGGAAGATCCGCAAGGCGGCCGGCCTCTACTTCAAGCGATCGTGGTGCCAGGTCGTCGACATCTGTCCGCCGGTTGTGAGCATCAAGCGCGGCTGGGACTTCGCGGCGACCGTGAAGACCGAGAATAATGACCCGGACGCGACGGCCGCGACCAAGATCGGGCGTCTCGCCGACGGGCGTTTCATCGTGATGCACCATATGCACATGTATGGAAGCCCTGGTGAGGTCGAGACGGCGCTCAAGAACACCGCCTCGATCGATGGCGAGAGCGTCGGTATCGCGTTGCCGCAGGATCCTGCGGCCGCCGGCAAGACGCTAGCAGCCAATCAGGTCAAGCTGCTCGCCGGCTATGACGTGCGGGTGAAGGTTGCATCGGGCGACAAGGTCACGCGGTTCAAGCCGTTTTCGGCGCAGGCTGAAGCAGGCAACGTGCTGGTCTTGCGCGGCCCATGGAACGAACACTGGTTCGGCGCACTGGAGGCGTTCGGGCCCGATGTCAAGCACGACGACGACGCGGACTCCACGAGCGAGGCTTTCAACGCGCTGACTGCCGACCCCGACGCGCCGATCGCCGCGCCGATCGTGGTCGGAACGCCGCGCATCATTCCCGGTCAATCGGACGGCGTCGTGATCGCAAGCCCGTTGATCCAAACCTCTTTCAGGTGAGCGCATGAGCATCGGCATCCTCGACGACCAGGCGAACAATCGCGTCGCGAACGTCAAATCGATCGCCGCGCGCGTCGCCAAGACTGCCGAGGGCCTGTCCGTCCGCGAGTTCCTCGACGCCTGCGCGCTTGCCGGCGGCACGATGATCAAGACGTTTTACCGTGGGCCCGGTCGCGAAATCGCCGTGCTGCGCTTCATCGAAGAACTTCGCCGCGCTGCGCAGTAGCGGCCTGAAAGGCGCGCGTTCGCATGGCGATCGATCCCTACAGCGACGGCTCCGGAGCTTGGAGGGCGCCCGTCCTCGACTTCGGAATGAACTTCCGCGATTACGGCTCGTACGGCCTTCGCCAATACGGTGGCTGGGTTCGCGAGGAGTTCCTTCCTCAGCTCGTCGGCCGCGAGGCCGCGCGTGTCTATCGCGAGATGCTCGACAACTCGTCGACCGTCGGCGCGATGATGTTCGCGATCCAGCAGGCGATGCGCAAGGTTGAGTGGAGGATCGAGCCGGCTTCCGACAAGGCCGAGGCGAAAGCGGAAGCCGAGTTCGTCGACAGCCTGCGCGACGACATGTCCCACACTTGGGAAGACTTCGTCGCCGAGGCGCTCTCGATGCTGGGCTACGGCTTCTCGGTGCACGAGCACGTCTACAAGCGCCGGCTAGGCCTCAAGCCAAACGATCCGGACGCGGCGAGCTCGAAATTCTCCGACGGCCGGATCGGCTGGCGGCGCCTTCCGATCCGCGGCCAGGATACAATCCTCAAGTGGTTCTTCGATCCGAATGGCCAGGTGCGGGGCGTTACCCAGCAGCCCTGGATCGGCTCGCTGATCGACATCCCGATCGAGAAGATGCTGCTGTTTCGTCCGACGCAGCACAAGAACAATCCGGAAGGCCGCTCGGTCCTCCGCAACGCGTACCGGTCGTACTACTTCGTCAAGCGGCTCGAGGAACTCGAGGCGATCCTGTTCGAGCGGATGTCGGGCTTTCCGGTCGTGTACGTACCAAACTCGCTGCTCGAAAAAGCGCTCGCGCAGAACCCAGACCCTGCCGCTGTGCAGGCGCTCGCAGCCTACAAGCGGCTCGTCACCAATGTCCGGATCGACGAACAGATGGGCGCCATCCTGCCGTCCGACACCTATCGCGACGCGCAGGGCTCGCCGACCAGCGTCAAGATGTACTCGTTTGAGCTGATGACGCCGACGCAGGGGCGCGGCAGCGTCGATCCTGACAAGACAATCGGGCGGCACAAGGTCGACATTCTGATGACGGTCCTGTGCGACTTCGTGATGATGGGTCATGAGGTCCGCGGCACGAACAACCTCGCTGTCACCCGCGTCGACATGTTCTACGGCGCGATCGAGGGTTGGCTCAATTCGATTGCAGGCGTGCTGAACCGCTATGCGCTGCCGCGCGTTTGGGAATTGAACGCGCTGAATCCGGACCTGATGCCGCGTATCGTGCCGGACCTTGCGCAGCGGATCGACCTCGATGGGCTCGGCACGTTCATCGGCACCCTCGCAGCCGCCGGCATGCCGCTGTTCCCCGACGAGGAGTTGCAGACGTTCTTGCGCGATGCGGCGGGCTTGCCCGAGATCACCTCGCCTGAGGCCGCAACGCTTGCGCGCGGCAATCCTGACGCGGTCAAGAAGATGCTGCTCGCCGCGATGGCGCGCGAGATCAAGAAGCGGCGCGCTGAAGGAGCAAAATCATGAGCGACGGAAAGACATACGAAGAGGCGAATTGGGCGAAGCTCTCTCCGCTGCGGCGGGATGCCTACAACCGCTTGCGCCAGGCGCGCGGGCTTCCGACGCTCCCGCCGCCGAAGATCGACCTCTACGTCGCGCCACGCGCGCCGGCGCCCACGCCGTTCGATCCGACGAACAAGGAGTTCGTCGCCGCCGGCCGCGAGTTCCTTGGCCCGATCTTCGGGCCGCGCGGCGATGAGGCGTTCACGATCAACGGCAAGGTCGTGAAGTGAACCCATTTGCCGGCCTGTTCAAGGATGCCACCGCTCAAACGGTGCATGCGCGGACGGCGCTCGGCAATGAGCGTGATCGCAAGCGTCGGAAGTTCGATGCGGTTACGGCGATGGAGTCTCGGCGGCGCGACGGCGACGACGAGCAGGGCGGTATCGCAATCGAGGATGATGGCATCGTGAACGGACAGTTCGACAAGTGCCAGGTGGTCAAGGTCGATGCCGATCTTGGTCTCGTGTTCGGCTTTGCGATCGTCTGCAAGCGCGATGGTGAGTCCTATTTCGATCTGCAGAAGGATCACATCACCGAGCCAGCGATGCTCAAGGCCGCGACGGAGTTCATGCTGCATTCGCGCATGTCGAAGGACATGCATGCCGGCGATGCCGACGGCACGGTGGTGTTTGCCTTCCCGCTCACATCGGACATCGCGAAGGCCTTGGACATCACGACCAAGCAGACCGGCCTCCTGATTGCGATGAAGCCGTCGGCCGATGTCTTCGCCAAGTTCAAGGACGGCACCTATACCGGCTTTTCGATCGGCGGCTCTCGCGTCAAGGATGAGGAGATCGCATGAGCAAGACCATCATGCATGCGCTGAAGATTTCCGAAATCAGCGCGGTCGACCGCCCAGCGCAGGCGCACGCGAAGGCCGTGATCATGAAGCGCGCTGATGTCCGCAAGGACATGTACCACGTCTCGAACTTTGCGAGCTTGCTCTGTTCAATCGGCAGCTTGATGCAGTCATCGGACTATGAGGCCCAGCGCGAGGGCGATGGCTCATTGGTGCCTCAGCAGCTGCAGCGTTGGCTCAAGAGCGGCGCGGAAATCTTCCAGTCGATGGCTGCGGAAGAGATCAATGAGATGCTCGCCTGCATCAACAAGCGCGAACAGGAAGAAGAGCCGTATTGGAAGCGGAAGTTTTCCGAGGCCGAGCGCAAGGAAGACGCGAAGACAGGCGTCGCCGAAAGTGACGGCAGCTATCCGATCCGCGATGCCGAGGACCTGCATAACGCGATGCAGGCCTATGGCCGCTCCAAGAACAAGGCCAAGACCAAGGCGCACATTCGCGCACGCGCGAAGGCGCTCGGGCTCGAAAGCGAGCTATCCGATGCCTTCAGGCGCGCCGACGGCGTCGTCGACACGATCAAGCGCGCGACGTCGTTTCTCGCCGAGAGCGTCGCCTCGATCCTGACCAGCAAGACCGCCGACAAGGGCGCGCTGTTGGAGAAGACCTTCGATCAATTCTCGGATCACCTCGGCAACGAGGTTCAGAAAGCCCTGGCCGCGGGCGATGCGGTCGCCTCCAACGGAGACCAGGATATGGACCCGGAGATTGCCAAGGCGCTGGGGCTCGACGCCAACGCCAAACCCACTGATGTCATCGGCGCCATTGCGAAGATGGTGACCGCGCTGAAGAGCACGACCGGCGAGCTCGCGATCGCCAAGGCCGGCATGAACGAGGAAGAGAAGGCCTATCACGACGGCCTCGACGGCGATGGCGAGAAAGAAAAATTCCGCGGCATGTCCCGCGAGGAACGCAAGGCCAAGATGTCGAAGCGCGACGAGCTGCCGGCGCATATCCGCAAGGTCCTCGAGGACAACGACCGGATGGCCAAGCGCCTGGCCGCGCTCGAGCAGAAAGACGAGCGCGAGACGATCTCCAAGCGCGTCGCCGATGTCGGTTTGGGTAGCGACCACGTCGAGACGGTCCAAAAAGCCTATGGGGGTGACCGCGGCGCCGTCGACAAGCTGCTCGACGTCGTCAAGGCGCTCACGGCGCAGGTCAAGGCGGCCGGCCTGTTCAAGGAACTCGGCGACGGCCGCGATGGTGGCGGCGCCGGCAATGATGCCTACAGCCAGCTGATGGCAAAAGCCGAAGAGTTGCAGAAGCGCGACGCCTCGCTGACCCGGGAGCAGGCCTTCGCCAAGGTCTATGCCGATCCGGCGAACGCCGACCTCGCCAAACGCGAGCGTGCCGAGAACAGGCCCCAGGCGGCCTGACGAGGAAGCCGGATAGTACTGCCCGGTGGGTTTTCCGGCACCTGCAGGCCGGGCAGATCAATTCCAGCATTCGCGCAACCAACCTTAAATGGAGGCCAGCATGGCAGCCGAGACCCCACTGATCCACGATGGCAGCCAATGCGTGGCCGCCGCCAACTATTTCAATCCCGCCGTGCCGCTGAACGGGCCATTTGGCTCCGGGCAGTTCCTCGCGGTCGCGATTTCGGCCGCGCGAACCGTTGCCGTCCAGACCGCTCAGGGCGGCGCGATGTACGGCGTGCTGCAGAACACGCCGCCGGCCGGTATCGCAGCGGACGTCGGCATCGGAGGCATCTCCAAGATGGTCGCAGGCGCGGCCGTTGCGGCCGGTGCCGAGCTCATGGTCGACGCCAACGGCCGTTTCATCACCTGGGTCGCGGGCGCCGGCAATGCCAAGGTTGGCCTGGCGCTCGAAGCCGCGGCCGGCGCCAACGCCGTCATTACCGGCCTGATCTACGTCCCGAACGTCAAGGCGCTGACTTAAGGCGCAGTCTCGCCGTCACGCCCTTCGGCAAGGCGCCGCCTCACCACTTCAGGAGCAGAGAATGCCACAGCCTACTGTGCAGCAAGTGCACGTCCAGGCGGCGCTGACGCAGATCGCGACCGCCTACATCCAGTCGGAACGCAACTACGTCGCCGACCGGGTTTTTCCAAACGTACCGGTCGAGTTCCAGAGCGACAAGTATTTCGCCTTCTCCAAGGACGATTTCTATCGTGACGAAGCACAGCAGCGCGCGGATGCGACGGAGTCCGCTGGCGGCGGCTTCAACCTGAACTCCAACAACAGCTATTCCGCTGACGTGTGGGCCTACCACAAGGATCTCGGTGGTCAGACCCGGCGCAATGCCGATCCTGCCGTCAACATGGACATCGCCTGCACCAAGTTCTGCATGCAGAAGCTCCTGATCCGGCGCGACCGGTTCTTCGTTTCGAAGTACCTGGTCAACGGCGTGTGGGCGACCGATGTTGTCGGTACCGCCGGCGGGACGCCGGGCTCGGCGACGCCGCCCTTCTGGAACGATGACGCCAACGGCGATCCGTTCACCGACATCGCGAACGGGCAGACGACGATCCTGCAGAACACGGGTTTCGAGGCGAACACGCTGCTGTACAGCTATCCGGTCTATCAGGGCCTGCGCAAGCATCCGCTCGTCATCGATCGCATCAAGTACACGACGCGCGCCGACGCCAACAAGATCACGCCGGAGCTGCTCGCTGCTGCCTTCGACGTTGACCGGTCCGTCGTTTCGAAGGCGGTCTACAACACCTCGACGGAGCAGGCCGGCGCGACGCCAACGCCGGGAACCTATTCCTTCGTGGCCTCGAAGGACGCGCTGCTCTGCCACGCGGCGCCCGAGCCTGGGCTGATGATCCCGAGCGCCGGGTACATCTTCCCCTGGTCGGGCCTGACCGGGCTCAACACCATGGGCGTCCGGGTTGCACAGATCCCGATGCCATGGCTTGGCCTCGAGACCGTGCGCACCGAAGGCGAGATGGCCTTCGACATGCAGGTGATCGGCAACGACCTGGGCTACCACTTCTCCAGCATCGTCCAATAGGACGCGAACTGTTCGCCTGCGCAAATTTGCGCAGGCCCCTCGATCGGTCAGGATAACGGACATGCAGATCAGCGAACCCGATATCGGCGGCGGCCGGGTGCGGCGCGGTTTTCGACGCGGCGAAGAGTGGCTCCCTGCGGGCAAAATGCTGACCGCGGCGGATGTGCTCGCAATCGCGCCTGCGAACCGCCGTGCGCTTTCGGAGGCGGGCTTCATCGAGCTCTATCCCCGCGGGCCCGTCGAGAGCGTCGGCCAGCGGCATATCGTGCATCTTGGTCGCGGCCAGTATGACGTGATCCACGGAGTCAAGCTCAACGCGCAGCCGCTATCTAAAGAAGAGGCTGAAGACCTCGCCACGCAGCCGGGCCAGTAAGCGCCGAGCCGTCCCTTTCTTTCCCCTCAACAGGAGCATCTCATGCCCGGATTTCTGAGCGGCCCGCTTTCCGGCTTCGTCGATCGGATGAAGGGCAAGGGCCTCGCGTCGTCATCGTTCCTGCAGCAGATCGGCAAGTCCGCCGCACAGGCGGCGGGTTCGGGCAATATCGCCGCGATCGTGAGCGCTGGTATTAATCCCGGCTCGATCAACAACGACAACGTCCTGGCTGCATGGTTGATTCCGGCAAATATCTTCGACATTGTCGGACGCGGCCTGCAAGTCACCGCGATGGGCGCTGTTGCCAACAACACGAATTCCAAGCGCATCAAAATTTTTGCGGGTTGCACAACCGCCGTTGTCGGCTCTCCCGTTACCGGGGGCGTGCTGATTGCCGACAGCGGCGCTTATAATACGGCCGGCGCCGCCGGCTTCCAGATCGTCGCTCAGATCTTCAAGTACGGAGCGGGAGGATCGAATACGCAGATCGCCCTCCATCAAGCAGCCACAATCGGTGCGGCAGTCGGATCCCTAATTCCCCCCAATCCTCTGACGTTGAATGAATCGGCACCTTGGCTACTGGCCGTCACGGGTAACGCGGTGACGGCGGTCGCCGACATCGCGCTTAACTTCGGCGAAGTGTTCGCGACCAACTAAGGACCGTAGCGCCGTGAACCGTCTTCTCGCTGCCGCTCTCGTCGCGATCGTTACCCTCATCGGTGCTGCGCCAGCACACGCCGCAGCGCTGCTCAATGTGCCGATCGCCGGGCCGGTCACGGCGCTCGTCTCGCAATCCTTCCAGCTCCGTGCCCAGCCCGGTCAGAGCGCCCTTCCGGCAAGCCTGACGCTACAAGCGAACTTCACTTACGGATCTGGCGGGACGACCGCTGATGCATGGGTGCAGACCTCGCTCGACGGCGGCCTGACCTGGTGCGACGTCACTCACTTCGCATTCACGACCGCATCGGCTCGCTCGGTGACGAGCGTGACATCGCTGAAGTCGTTCGCGCAGGCGGCTCCGACTGACGGCACGCTGGCGGCCGGCAACGTCAATGACGGTCTGTTCGGCCCGATGTGGCGCGTGAAGTATACCACGACGGGAACCTACGCGGGCACGTCGCTGCGGATCGATGCGTTCGGCAACGGCATCACCTCGCTGCCCTAAGGTAACTGCGATGACCTGGACCTATAACATGGGCGCGCTCGCGACCAGTCAGAAGGACCAGGTGCGCCTTCTGATCGGCGACACACTGTCGAGCGACCCGCAGATGCAGGATGAGGAGATCAACTATCTCCTCACACAACGCTCGTCCGTCTATGGCGCCGCCGCCGAGTGCTGCCGCTCGCTGCAGGCGAAGTTCTCGCGCTCGGTCGACCAGGCGACCGGGAACACCAAGACCAGCTTCTCGCAGATGGCGAAGGCGTATGGCGTCAAGGCTGGCGAATTCGAAGACAAGGCCGCGATGGCGGGTGCAGGCTTGCCTTATGCCGGTGGCATCTCGATCGCCGACAAGCTGCAGCAGGAGCAGAACGCAGACCGCGTGTCGCCGCAGTTCCAGATCGGGATGGAAGACAATCTGCTACCCATCCCGCCGGCTGGCAATCTCTCGTCCGTCCCGGGCAGCACAAGCGGCGGGTAGGCTTCATGGGCGATGCGGCGGCACGAGCTGCGGTCAGCCGCGAACTGGTCGAGGCTCTCGCCCGGGCTCCGTCGTTCGATCGAGCGGCGAGCCGTAAAGAAGGGTAGTCGGATGACACCGCTGGTCGTGATCGTCGGAGCGGACAAAGGGGGCGTCGGCAAGACCCAAGTCTGCCGCGCGCTTCGAAGCTACTTCGATAGGCCTGACATGCAGGACCTGCCGCGCCCGCGCACGCTCGATGGCCAATTTCCGCGCGGCGATCTGGTGCAGTTCCATCCTGAGGCTGAGATCATCAACATCACCGATGTTGCCGGTCAGATGCGCATATTCGACACGTTAGAGGGCGTGACGCTCGTCGATATCGCCGCGGGTCAGCTCGGCACCATGCTTCACGCGTGCGATGAGGCAAGGCTCTTCGAAGACGTCAAGACCGGCACACTGCGTCTGGCACTGTTGCATGTTCTCGGACCCTCGATCTCCTCAATGGACGAGATCAAGCACGCGATCTCGATGCTCGGCACTTCAGCGACCCATTTCATCGTCAAGAACCACATCAACGAGACGAACTTTTTCGATTGGGATCAGGACTCACAGTATGCGGCTTCGCTTCGCGCGTTGGCCAATATCACGATCGACGTGCCACACCTGAATACGGTCGCAAACGAGGCAGTCCAGCAGGCCAAGACATCGTTCCTGTCCTTTGTGGCGAGCGATGGCAGCCGCACCCTCCGCGGTCATGCGGCAAGGTGGGTAGAGAAGGTGTTCGGCGAGTTCGATCGCGTCGGGCTCGGCACCCTGATCCGCGGTGCTGCCTGATGCGGCCCTGGGAAGTCGTTGCGCCGCGGCCATGGGAAACGCAGCAGCCGGTCTATGCGCATACGGTCGCGATCCATCGGCCGAATGTCAACACGTCGGCCGGTGATCGCGGCTACAGCGGCGTCACGCGAAGTAACGAAGGGGTCGTCGCCACGGGCTTGCCAGCCTCGATTCAGGTCAAGAGCCGCGGCGGCGAGCCGGACGCAAGCATTCCTGCGGATGCATATGGGCGCGCCTCCTTCGTGATCTTCGTACCGGCGAGTGCGGTCACCGAAGGAGAAATCGCGGAGAACGACATCGCGGTCGACGATCTCGGCAAGCGGTACCAGATCGCTGCAGCCGAGTGGACCCCGCTCGGCTACCAGCTGCTGACAGACCTCTTGAAGCCGTAGACCATGGCCGACGCCTCCGACGTTGCAAACGTCCTCAAATCGATCGTCGTCGCGACCGTCTATCCGAACGGGACTTCGCAGCCTTCGATCGTAGGCGTGACCGTCGGCATCGAGCGTGGCTGGCCTATCCCGAACGAGCTGCAGAGCCAGCTCGCCGCCGGCCAGTGCATCGTCTCGATCTTCGACCCGCCCGGAATGGAGCGCAACACAACGCGTTACGAGCGGGATGACCAGGTTGTGGCCGCGCCGGTCCACACGCTGACCGCGTTCGTCGCCGGCAACACGATCACGATCGGCGGAACGGTCCAGGTGCCGCAGAACGTCATCGCGGTGTGCGGCGGAAGGTTCGCTTTCTCCTATCAGGTTCAGGCAAACGACACGCTGAATACCATCGCCGCAGGCCTTGCAGCGCTGATCGCCGCGCAGTTTCCGGGAACGGCTGCGAGCGGCGCCGTGATCACGGTCGCGGGCAAGCCCGGGATCCTGCAAGCGAGGATCGCAGCCGTGGGCCAGGTCTGGACCGAGCAAGGCCGCCAGGAGAAGGTCTTCTGGATCGTCTGCTGGTGTCCGACGCCGCAACTGCGCGATCAACTGGCGCCCGCGATCGATCTCCCGCTGCGTCAGCTCGACCGCATCACGATGCCGGATCAGGGCTCCGCGCGGCTGATCTATCACTCCTCGCGCGAGATCGACGACGGTGAGAAGAACGACATCTACCGGCGCGACCTGCTCTATTCCGTGGAGTATGCGGCAGCGACCGTGACCAACGCCTTCGAGGTTGGCACGGTCAGCGTCTCCGGCCTCGACGCGCTTCGCGTCAATGTCTGATGAGGGAACCATGCACCACCTGATCGCAACGCAGGATTTCGGGCCCTACAAGCGCGGTGACCGCATCGAGGATGACGCGGAGATCGCACGTATCCAGGGCGGCGAGCATTCGGTGCATGTGACGCGCGTGATCGCGCCGCCAAAGCATGAGGCGGCATCCGAGGCCGCGCCGCAGGCGAACACGGCGCTTCCGCCCAACACGCTTGCGGCAAAGGCGGACTAATGCTCCCGCGCTCGCGCCCGGACAGCCGCGTTCATCCGGACTGTCCGCCACAGCTTTCAGAGCGCGTGCGGCAGCTGATCGCCGCCGCGGTCGTGCAGAAGCCAATCTACCCGCACGATCGGTTGGGTGACCTGATCGAGCGCCACGCCCCCGACATCTTCGCTGTGACTGAGGTCGAAGGCTTCACGCTGCATTTCGACATGCCGGAAAACTCGCACAAGGCGCTGTGCAAGGGCCGGCTGTTTTTCCAGATCCGGCGCAAGCCGCTGAACTGACTTCCTCCAACACATCAGAGGTTGCCGATGCCGATCGTTCAAGCCGGCTCTTTGAACATCGCTGCACTGAACGTGCCTGGCGTTTACGTCCAGGTCGTTCCGCCGCAGGTTGTCATTAATGGCGTGCCGACCAACGTCGGCGGCCTGGTCGGCTCAGCCTCATGGGGACCGGTGAATGCGCCGACCGTGGTCGGCTCCTATGCGAGCTATGCCGCCCAGTTCGGCAACATGGTGCCGCGCAAGTATGACGCGGGAACGCACGTCTGGAATGCCTATCAGCAGGGTGGCAATCTGGTCACGCAGATGGTGCGCGTGACCGACGGCACGGACACGGCCGCGACGGCCAGCGTGCAGTCAGGCTGCATGACGCTGACCTCGAAGTATACCGGCTCGCTCGGCAATCAGCAGCAGATGATCCTGACCAACGGCGCGGCGGCCAACTCGATCCGCGCCTCGCTGTTCACGCCTGGCGTCTTGCCGGAAGTGTTCGACAGCATCACCAAGGGCGTGCACGCGGTCACGGCGACGCCCGGAACGGGCTTCACCTCGGTGCCGGCAGCGAGCGTTGCGGCCTCCGATGGCGGCGGCATTAACGCGCAGATCAACGCCACGCTTGCGGTCCAGGGCACCCCGACGGTCGGCGCTGGCGGCAACGGCTATGCGGTCGGTGACAAGATCACGCTGCCCAATGGCGTCGTCGTGCAGGTTGCGACGTTGTCCGGCAGCGCGGTCGCAACCTTGCAGCCGATCACGAACACGGGCAGTAACGCTGGTTCTATTAGCGGCGCTGGCACGGCTGTCCCGACCAACCCGGTCGCGCAGGTCTCGACCACGGGCGTGGGTACCGGCGCGACCATCAACCTCGTCTGGGGCCTCGGCCCGGCCGTCGTCGTCAACCCGGGTACCCTCTACACCACGACAAACCCGGCAGTGACGCTGACGGGTGGCGGCGGCACTGGCGGCTCCTACCAGGCGACGATCTCCTCCTGGCCGAACATCGTGAACGCGATCAACCTGGGGCAGGGTGGCCAGCGCGGGCCATCGGCGAACTTCGTCGCAACGCTCGGGACGGCAACGACTGCGCCAGCGCTCGCGACCACTTCCCTTTCGGGCGGCACGGACGGTGCAGCAATCGCAACGTCGGCGCCGTTGATCGGCAGCGACACGTTGCCGCGCAAGGGCATGTACGCCCTGCGCGGCCTCGGCTGCTCGGTCGTCGACCTCGCCGACTGCGACGACATCACGACGTTTGCCAACCAGGTTGCATTCGGCCTGTTCGAAGGCGCCTATATGATCGGCGTGACGCCGCTCGGCGATACGCTCTCCAACGCCACAACCGAGCTCACGACCGCGGGCATCGATTCCTACGCCATGAAGGTGATGTTCGGCGACTGGGTCTACATCAACGATACGATCAACAGCCAGCCGTCGCGCCTGACCTCGCCGCAGGGCTTCATGCTCGGGCTGCTCGGCAATCTGGCCCCGAACCAGTCGACGCTGAACAAGCAGCTGCAGGGGGTTGTCGGCACCCAGAAGTCGGCAACCGGAGTGCAATACACCAATGCCGACATGCAGACGCTCGCGCTGGCGCGCATGGACGTGATCGCCAGCCCCTCGCCGGGTGGATCATACTTCGCCGCGCAGATCGGCCACAACACGTCGTCGAATGCGGCGATCCACGGCGACAACTACACGCGGATGACGAACTACCTAGCGGCGACGCTCGCAAAGGGCCTCGGCATCTATGTCGGCACCCTCGGCACACCGGGGCAGGCGCGGCGGCTGAAGTCCACGATCGATGATTTCTTCTCCAACGTGCAGTACACGGCGAAGCTGATCGGCGATCCGGACAATCCAGGCGCACAGCCTGCCTGGAGCTCCTCCGTCAGCCTGGCTGCGATCGCAACCGGCATCGAGCAGGCGACCGTGCAGGTGCAGTACCAGGGCATCGCCGAGGTGCTGGTCGTCAGCGTGATCGGCGGCCAGACGGTCACGATCCAGCGCTCGGTCGCGCCATCGGCGAGCTGATCGCGCCGTTTTCTCATCCCTACAACCGGAGCTGACGCGCCATGCCCATCAATGGCTTTACGATTGGTCGCGACGTCGCGGTCGACATCATCATGCCGCAGGGCCCGGTTCGATTTTCGATCGTGACCGGGTGGGAGGCGCAGCCAATCCAGACCGGCATCGAAAGCAAGGGTCTCGACGGCACGGATCGCTTCGGCACCATTCCCTCCGGCTGGCAAGGAACGGTCGATATCGATCGCGCTGATGCGAACATGGACATCGCCTTCGATTTCCTGGAGACGCTCTATTACTCCGGGCAGAACGTGCCGGCCTCCTCAATCACAGAGACGATCACTGAGCCAAACGGCACCATCACGGTCTGGCGGTTCGTTGGCGTCGCCTTCCAGTTTGCGGAGCATGGCAGTTTCCAGGGCGACGCAAAGGTCACCCAGCGCCTCAGCTGGCGGGCCAGCCGCAGAATCCGGATGCTGTAGGGAGAAGAGCGAATGTCGCAACAGCCTCCACGCGTCACCGTGCACCACGATGATTCCACGGCCGAGGTGCCAAAAGCAGCGAAGACGGCAAAACTGCCCCCCGGGTCAGCGCGGGACCGGAAAGGCCGCGTGGTCCGGGTTGTGCCGCTCGATCCGCTGCAGTCATTCCGCCTCTTCAAGATGCTTGGCCCTGCTGGCGACACGATCGGCGCGCGCTCGATCGCATCGGTTGCGGCAGCCGTGCGCCAGATCGACGGCGAGGAGCTTCCGTTCCCGAACACCGAGCGCGAAATCGAGGCGGTGCTGCAGCTTCTGGGCACTGCCGGATATGAAGCAGCCTCGCAGGCGATCAGCGAGTTCGAACAGACCCAAGCCAACATCGAGGCGATAAAAAACTAGCGCGCGACCCGTGGTTTCGGCTGCGGGTCGCATCTGTCAGGGCGGGCCTGCCGTTCCCGTTCGATCGCGCGCTGCTCGATGACAACGACTTCATCAGCGCGTGGAATATCGCTGCCGGCGAGCTCGACGGCGCCGAGTATGATTGGAAGGCGATGGCCTGGAAGAAGAGAAAATAGATGCTGTCTTTCGGTCAGTATGCGCGCCACCTGGAGCGCTCGCTCGTCATCGTCAAGCCGGAGCTCGAGATCGGCCTTGCCCGGGTCGGCGAGCACACCAAGGTGATGGCCGCGAATTACATCGGCCATGAGCTACCGGAGTGGAAGCCGCTCGCGCCCGCCACAGTGAAGGAAAAGACCGAGCTCGGCTATGTCGGCCACGTCTCGGCAACCGACCCGCTGCTGCGCACGGGCGCAAACGAGCAGTCGATCGGCGTCGCAGTCGAGGGGCTGACGCAGGCGGTCGGCTCGCCGCGGAAGGAGTTCCTCTACATGGAGATGGGAACGGACAAGGTGCCTCCACGGCCGGCGATCGGGCTCGCCGCGGTGCGGAGCCTGCCTTATGCCGGCGAGGTGTTCGGCATGCTCGCGATGGGCCTTTTGGCGCCTGGGTTCAGGTGGCGATGATTACCTCCTTTGAAGTCGGCTCAGTTTTCAAAATTGTCGATCAGTCCTCGCCGGCGCTGCGCGCGATCTTGAAGCAGGCGAACGCGCTGGATGCGGTGACCGCATCCATTCAGAAGAACCTGACGTCAATCGCGCGGACACGGCTCGTCGGCGTCGGCAATCAGCTCAAGGCGATCACTGCCGACGTGGCACGGCTCGACAAGGCGATGGCAGGCGCCTTCACCGGCATGACGCGCTTTGCGCAGGCCTCCGCTGCGATGTCGGCCGGGACCGCGCAGATCGCCGGCGCTGTGACCGCTACCCAGGCGCTCGCAGCCTCATGGACCAACGTCGCAGCGCAAGCGACCGCGGCGGCCGCTGCAATGCGCGGGGCAGGGCAATTGCGTTTGCCGCCGCCGGCGAGGCCGCCAGCGCTGCCGCCGCCTTTGCCTGGAGCCGGAGGTGGTCGCGGTGGCCATGGCGGCCGGGGACCGGGAGGCTTCCATTTCGGTCGGTTCGGCGCCAGCGTGCCAGTCCTCGGCGGCCATGTGCACGCCTCGACGCCCTCAACGGCGACCGGCGTTGCCGTCGGCGCCGGCCTGTTCGGCGTCTACGAGCTCGGCAAGTACGCGATGGAGCCGCAGCACCAGGAGGCGATGCTGCGCCTGCTCGGCATTCCCGAGGCCACGATCGCGCGGATGGCGAGCCAGGCGCGCGACATCGCGGTGGGCGTTCCAGGCTCCGGCTACGCCCACAACCTGCAGACCATGGGCGAGCTCTACTCGATCGTGGGCGCGGAAGGCGCGATGGCGCTTGCGCCAAGGCTGGCCGAGATCGACCGCGTGCAGGCCTTGGTCGGCGGCAAGGGCAAGGAACAGGGTTCGGCCTACGTGCTGACCCGCGCGACCGAATTGATGGGCAAGTTGACCAACCCCGCCACCCACCAGGTCGACATGAAGCTGTTCGGCGACATCATCGACAACATGTCGAAGATGTCGATCGCAAGCCACGGCAAGGTCACCCCGGAAGAGTGGCTGAACTACGCCAAACAGGCGGGCCCGGCCTCCGGCAACCTGACGACGGAAGGGCTCTACACGACGGCGGCGATCATTCAGGCGATGGGCGGCCAACGCGCCGGCACGGCCGCCGCAGCCATCATGCGGCAGTTCGGCGGCGGCGTCATGACCGCGAGCAAGGCAAAGGAACTGGAATCGATTGGCATCTTCAAGCCCGGCGACTACGAGGTTGGCCGTGGCGGCCACGTCACTGTCAAGAACGAGGCCGGCAAGAGCTTCGTCGACAAGCTGCAGCACGACCCCTTGACCGCTGTCGTGCAGGACCTGATCCCGGCGCTCGAAACGCACGGCTTTGCGACGAACGAGCAGATCACCAAGGAGCTTTACCGCATCCTCGGCACCGCGACCTCGCAGCGCGAGATCTATGAGATCATCCGCGGTCGCGAACAGATCAGGCAGGAGCGAGAGCGCGCGATGGCCGCTTTGCCGCCAAGCGCCGCGCTCGGCCAGCTGAACCAGAATGATCCAGTCCAGGTCATGGGTGCGCTCTCGACTGCCTTCAAGGACCTGCTCGGCGCCGTTGGTGGACCTCTTGCGCAAGCCGCCATCCCGGGGATGGTGGCGCTGACGAATGCGTTCAACCGCATTTCGCAGATCGCCTCCGAGTATCAGAAGGTCACCGGTTTTGTCGGGTCGATCGGCGCAGGTGCGGCTGCAGGTGGGGCTGCTGGCTTTGGCATTGGTTGGCTCGGCGGACCAGTCGGCGCCGGCGGCGGCGCGTTGATCGGTGCCGGTGCCGGCGCGGGCTATGGGCTCTGGAATGTGCTGCCGGAAGGTGCCCGCTCCGGCGCGTCAGCCGGTTTCACGAGAGGCAATAGCGTGCTGCCGGGCCTTGGCGGTGTCGTCGGCGGCGGCATTGGAGGCATATGGGGCGGGCTCGGAGACCTCTGGGGGACCTCGGCTGAGGCGGCCGGCGGCCGGATCAGTCAGCTTGCCAAGAACATCCTGATGGTGACACCGCCGCCGCAGAAGGTCGAGGTTCAGCCGGCACAAGTGACGATCAATATGGACGGCAGGAAGGTCGGTGAGGCTATCATGGCGTTCTTTGCACGCCAGGGCCAAGGACCGGCGCAGGGTGCACCATCATTCGATCCGACGCGCGGCACGACCTCTTTTGACTATAGCTTGGCGCCCGGCTGATGCCCCTCCTGCTCGGTGACATCCTGTTCCAGGATTTCGAGATCCCCGACCGCATCACGGGCCTCGGCGGCCGCCAAGCGCTCACAAAGCATCGCCTGATCGGCGGCAAGCGTAGCGTCAACGCGATGGGCCCGGACGATAGCGATCCCGCCTGGTCGGGTCGCTTCCAGGGTGGCGATGCAATCGGGCGCGCGCGCCTGATCGACGCCATGCGCCTTGCCGGGCAGGCGGTGACCTTGTCCTTTGGCTCGGTGCTGATGTCCGTCGTGATCGAGGAGTTTACTTACGATTACGAGCGCGAGTGGCAGGTGCTGTACAACATCCGCTGCTATGTGGTGAATGTGATTATCCCAGCCGTTGACCAGAGCCTGGCCGCGCTCATCACGGGCGATCTCGCGAGCCTCGCGCTTTCCGTGTCCTCGTTCGTCGCTGCGGTGCGCTGATGACCGTCAACCAGGCTGCGATCTCCGTCCAGGTGCAGGCCGCGCTCGCTGCGGTTCAGGCCGCGATCGCAAGCGTCGGCGATATCGGAGTCGCGACGCCCTTTGAACTGCAGCCCGTGGTCGCCGCTGTCAGCGCCGAAACGGCGGTGCTGCTGTCGGCGATCTCGAGCTTCGACGTCGACATCATTACGAATAGCGTCGCTGGGATGGTAGCAGGCCTGCCAGCGCCGACACTTGCGTCGACGCTGGTAGGCCAGCAGAGCGACAGCGCGCAGCTTGCCACGCTGCTCAATGCGCTCGGCTACCTGCAGCGGCTGTCGACCAACCTTGCACTGGCGAGCGGATGAGCGGGGTCAGGATCATCACGGTCGCAGGCGGCAATCTGTTCCAGATCGCCGCGCGATATCTCGGCGACGCAACGCAGTGGAACCGCATTGCCGCTCTCAACGGCTTGTGGGACTTCCAGATCACGGGAACGGTGACCTTGAAGATACCGCCGGCCAATGATGCCGCCGCGAACGGGGGCATTCTTGGCCAGTAGCGAGCAGGTGACGGCGCCGCGGGTGTATTTGGCAATCAATGGCGCCTCGGTGGTCCCCGTCGAGTGCTCGGTGCACATCTCACTGCACCAGTCGGCGGATACCTTCTATGCCAAAATTCCGCTCGATAACGATGCAGGCCTCGACGAAACCTTCTGGGCTGACACGGCGCCGGTCCCGATCTCGATCCTTGCGACCAACGACGTCAACTCGTCCGCCTACACGACGCTGCTGGTCGGCAACATCGACGAACCGCAGATCGATTTTCGGGAGCGTGCGGTCGGCATCCGCGGCCGGGACCTGACGGGCGCGCTGACCGATTTGAAGACGTCGGAGAAGTGGCAGAACCGTTCCAACAAGGATGTCATCACGGACATCGCCGGCCGCGTTGGGATCTCCGTCACCTTTAACGGCGATACTGATCAGGCTGGATTGCAATACGACCAGGATTACAGCGAGATCAGCGACAGCGACAGCTGCTGGAACGTGATCGTCTCCTGCGCCAAACGGCTCGGCTGCATCGCCTTCGTCAAGCAGCAGACGCTCTTTGTGCAGCCGCTCGATTTCGCGCCACAATCCTTCTTTGAGGTCAACTACCAACGCCCGACGCCGGCCCAGATCGCAAGCGGCGATTTCGTCTCGCTGTTCTGCGCGCGCAACCTCAACCTCGCCGGCGATGCTTCGTTAACGGTGCAGAGCTGGCAGCACAAGCAGGGCAAGACGATCACCTCGAAGCACAAATCGAAAGGGACCGGGAACGGCAAGCTGGATTATATCTTCCGCGGCGCCAACATGACCAAGGAACAGCAGGACCGCATCGGCAAGAACCTCTTGAAACAGACGCTTTCGCATGAGCGTGTGATCACGCTCAACCGCCTGCCGGGCGATGTCACCTTGAACCCGGCGACCATGGGATTGCGGCTTTCCGGCACCGGGACCGGCTTTGACCAGGACTACATCATCTCGACGATCTCGCATCAGTTCGATGCGGCCGCGACCGGCTACAGCATGGATATCGGCGCGCACAATCAGGACAAGAAGCGCGGCGCGCCGCAGCAGGTGCAATGAGCGTCCTCGAAGGCCTGCGCAACTTCATCCACCAGGAGATCCAGCGCGCGCTCGACCGGCGCATGCGGCGGCTTCCCTGCATCGTGAGCGCCTACAATCCCTCGCAGCATACGGTGAAGGTCAAGCTGCAGCCCTCCGGCACGGAAACCGGCTGGACTCAGATCGAGGCGCCGCAGGTCGGATGGATGGTGGCGCCGAACATTGGCGATCCTGGCTGGCTCGAATTTCACGAGGCGGACCGGCGCGCGGCGGTGTTCGTCGGATCGAACCACAATGACAGTTTTCCGCCGCCGCAGCAGATCGCTGCCGGCGAGTGGTTCTACAAGAATAAGGCCGGGCAGTCGCTCTATTTCAAGCAGGATGGCTCGATCACGGCGACCGACAAAGCCGGATCGACCTATCAGCTCGATGGCACTGGCAACGTCGCTGTCACGGCCAAGACGCAGGTAACGGTGACGGCGCCTGCGATTAATCTCGGGGCGAGCGGCGGGGCACTGCTGCCGGTCCTGCTCTCGAACAACAGCCCCAGCACGGTCCTGAAGGCGCAGTGACATGGCCGTCGATCTCGGACACTGGTTCGGCGCCGATCTCAATGCCGCGGCGTCAGGCGACCTTCTGACGGTCGACGGCGTCAACAAGAACAAGCAGCGGCTGCTTCGGCGGCTGCTCACGAATCCCGGCGACTATATTTTCGAGCCGAGCTACGGCGCAGGCCTTGCCGCGAAGATCGGGCAGCCATTCTCGGCCAGTGCGTGTGCGGCGATCATCAAGTCACAAATGTTTCTCGAAAGCTTCGTGGCGCGCGATCCTGCGCCCACGATCGTGGTGACGCAGATCGCAAACGGCCTGTCGGTGCAGCTTCAGTATTTCGATTCGTCGATCGGCCAGAACGTTCCGCTGTCCTTCACCGTGACGCCTCCCGGCTCCTGATCCTGCATGCGCAAATTTGCGCAGCCACGTCCTTGAGAGACCATGGCAACCCTCAACACGCAAAGCTTTTCGACCATCACGGCGAATTGGGCGGCGGCTGTGCAGGGCGCGTCCAGCCAGCTGCTCGATTTCGCGACGGGGTCGATCCTACGCGCGCTGAACCAGGCGCAGGCGGCGGTCGTGCTGTGGCTGCAGGGCCTCGTGCTGCAGACGCTGATCGCCTCGCGCCTGTCGACGGCGGTGCAGGCAGCCGGTCCGGGCAATAGCGTCGGGCCCGATGTCGACAGTTTCGTCGCCGACTTCGGTCTGACGCGCATCCCGGCGATCGCCGCGGTCGGCCAGGTGACCTTTGCGCGCTTCACGCCGACGAATCCGGCCCTCATCCCGGCAAGCCAGGTTGTGAACGGCGTGATCCAGCCGGGCGGGGCGCTGCTGCAGACCCTCGATGGGACGCAAAGCTTCACGGTCATTGCCGACAACACGCAAGCGGCTTACGTGCCCGCCCAGAATGGCTATGTGATCGGTGCTGGCGTCGGTAGCGCGGTCGTGACCGTCCAGGCCAACAATCCGGGGCTGCAAGGCAATATCCTCGCCGGCACGCTAACAGTGCTGCAGACCGGCATTTCCGGGGTCGACACAGTCAGCAACCCCGCTTCCTTCACGAGCGGGAGGAACGCGGAGACCAATGCCGCCCTTCAGGCGCGCTTCGCGAACACGCTGCAATCGCTGTCAAAGGGCACCACGGCCGCGATCGGCGCGGCGCTGACGGCCTTCAATGGCAATCTGCAGTATACCGTGCAGATCGCGCCGCTGAGCAATCCTGCAGTGACGGTGACGGTCGATGACGGCTCTGGCGCCATCCCGGCCGCCCTGCTCAATGGCGCCGCGTCCGCGGTCGCGGCAACGATTGCCGATGGCATCAGCTTTGCCGTGCTGGCGGCGACAGCTCTGACCGCAAACGTGAGCATGTCGATCACGACAGCGGCGGGCTTCGTCCATTCAAGCGTGGCTGCTGCCGTGCAGACGGCGCTTGCGAACTACATAGCTGGCCTTGGCCTCGGCAATTCGCTCAATTTCTTCAACCTCGCCGAGATCGCGCTCGACGTGCCGGGCTGCATCGGCGTGACGTCCCTGTCGCTCAACAACGGTAACTCGAACCTGGTGCCGACGCCTTCGCAGACTGTGAAGTCCGGAACGATCGCGGTCAGCTGACGATGGCGACTGGCGACACAAACGATATGCTCGGGCGCTTGCGTTCGCTCTTGCCGCCGTGGTTTCCAGCACAAGGCTTGGCGCCGGTCCTCGATGCGATCCTGACCGGGATTGCGACAACTTTATCGAATATCTATGCGCTCGCGATCTATCTGCGGGCGCAGACCAGGATCGGGAGCGCAACGGATGGCTTCCTTGACCTTATCGCCTTTGAATTTTTCGGGACGTTCCTCAAGCGCTACCCGGACGACACAGATGTGTCATTCCGCACCAGGATCCTGCAGTTCCTTCTGATGCCGCGGCTGACGCGCGCGGGGATCAGCGCGATGCTAACTGCTCTGACGGGCCGCACGCCGGGAATTCTGGCGCAATGGAATCCGCAGGACTGCGGCGGTTGGGATTTCGGCATCATGGGGTGGGACCGCGCCGGGTGCTGGGGCGCGATCCAGCCCAACCAGCTCACGATCGTCGCCTATCGGCCGACCGGCGTGTTCGGCATCGCGCCGCAAGCCGGCTGGGCCGACGGAAGCACGATCTATCAGGGTAACGAGTTGTTCGGCTCGCTCGGCCAGTTCTCGCTGGGACAGCTTCAGACGGCGTTCGTTCCGACGCCTGGCGCCTGGGATGACGGCACGGGCACGGTCGGCGGTGCGGTCTCGTGGGTCTCGCCTGCCAGCATATCTGGCGACGTGACGGATGCGCTGATTCAGAAATACGTGGCGGCGTGGGTCGCTGCGGGCCTCAACTACCAGCTCTCAATCTCCAACTGATTTTCGGAGACATCCTTTGGACCGCCAGACCGCTTACAACGGCGAGCTGCCGATTTCGGCCGACTTCCTGCAGGCGCAGCAGAATGCCATGGTTGGCCTCGCCAAGCTCACCGAGAGCTTGTGCGGGACCGCAGCCTTCGTCACGGGGTTGTCCTGCACCCCGACGACGCCAACGGCCTCACTCTCGGTCGTGCTCGGCGCCGGCAATATCTATCAGCAGGTCGCGCTCGAGGCGACGGCGTGGTCGTCACTGCCGGCCGACACGGCTGATCTGATCGTAAAGCAGGGAATCGCTCTTCAGCCGCAAACGATCGGACCCTTGACGCCGCCTTCGACGGCTGGCTTCAGCCAGGTATTCATGATCGAGGCGCAGTACCAGGATTCCGACGCCAATCCGAAAGTGCTGCCGTACTTTAATCCGGCCGTGCTGACGTCGCCAGGCGCTGCGAATTGGTCCGGCCCGGGCAATTCCGGAGCGTCGCAGCCAACCGCGCGCAAGGGCATCCTGGCCGTCCAGGTCAAGGCTGGCACTGCGGCAGCGACCGGCACGCAAGTTGCGCCGATTGCCGATACTGGCTGGGTGCCACTCTGGGCGATCACGCTTGCCAACGGCCAGACGCAGATCACATCAGCCTCGATCGCAGTCGCAGTCGGCGCACCTTTTCTTCCCTCCACACTCAACGGGGTGCCGGCCTTCGTGCAGAGCGGCGCGGCGATCTATGCGGTCGACACGGGCGCCGTAAACACGCTCGTGGTTGCGCCCAATCCGGCGCCCATTGCGATCGGCGCCGGCATGCAGTTGCTAGTCAAGGTTGGCCATACGAACACCCTGGCTGCGACGCTGCAGGTCAAGCTCGCCTCGGGAACGCAGACCAACAACATCACCCGTTCCGACGCGAGCGCGTTGCAGCCTGGTGATCTCGTGGGTGGCGAAACGGTCGAACTTTCTTTCGACGGCACCGAGTGGCAGGTCCCTTGTCCGGCCGTCGGTGCTGGCCGCACGCCGGTTGCGGATGCAAACTATACGGCGCTCCCGACCGATCGCATTATCGCCTACACGGCGCTGACCGCTGTAAGAACTGTGTCGCTTCCAGCGGCGGCCTTCTATCCGAACGATCGTATCCTCTGGATCGTCGATGAAAGCGGCAACGCATCCGCCTCGAAGTCGATCACGGCAAACCGCAATGGCGCTGATACGATCAACAATGGAACGTCCGCGATCATCGCCGGGCCCTATGGCATTGTTGGATTGGAATCGAACGGCTCTAATGCCTGGACCGTCGTTCAAAGCAGGATCAACACGTTTGGCCGCACGCCAGTTGCGGACGCGAATTACACCCAGTTGCTCGGCGACCGCAACATCGCCTACACGGCGATCACGGCCGCCCGCACCGTCACCCTACTGCCGGCGGCTAGCTTCGCCGCAGGCACGATTGTCACACTGCGGGATGACTCTGGCGTCGCTACCACCGTCAACACGATATCGGCCGCGCCGAATGGTGCCGACCAGATAAATGGCAGCAACACCACGCAAGTCATGATCAACGGCGCCTATGGCGTCGTCGATCTCGAAACGGATGGTGTTTCGAAATGGACTGTCCGGCGCGCGATCATCATCGTCGGCGGCACGATCGACAGCGCGGTGGTTGGCGGCACGACACCCGCGGCCGGTACCTTCACGGTCCTCAAGGCGCAGGCCGGCAACAGCGCGACCAGTGTGCGCGCCGGCGGCCAGATCGCCGCGCAGGTTACCCCGACCGGCACCGGTGCGGACACGACTGAGGATATACTTCAGACCTTCAGCCTGCCGGCGAACACATTGGACGCGGTGGGCCGCAGGATCCGGATCACAGCCTACGGCACTTTCGGTGCCGATGCGAACAGCAAGACCGTCAGGGTCTACTTCGGCACGGTGGCGTACAACTCCGGAGCCCTTACCGGAAACGGAGTAGGTTGGGCAATCACGCTAGACGTGTGGAAGACTGGTTCGAACACGCAGGGTTATGGTACGAGCGGGTTGTACTACGGTGCCAGCATCGTCAGCGCGGGCGCGGGGACGCTCAGTCAAACGGACACTGCCGCCATCACGATCAAGGTGACCGGTCAGAATGGTGCGGCGGTCCCGAACGATATAATTTGCACGGCAATGTTCATCGAAATGATCAACTAGCAAGGAGACCGTCGAATGTCAGCATTAGTTAAGCTTGCCTTTCCCATCGTTCCTTCGACGCCCCCGTCTGTCCCGACTGTGCTGACGGGAATTCCTTTTGTAAAAGCCGGAGATACAATCCTGCAGGCCTTTTACACGGCAGGCTATGCAGATTACACGTCATATTTTTCTCCAGTCTGTCCAGGCGATGGAGAGATCGTGGTGCTACCGACATTCCCCGGAGGAGGGCCGAGCGGAGCGCAAATCCTTTTGGTCCTGCAGCCGAAATAATCGCCAACCAGCATCGCGAATGTCGTCGGCACTGGCGGTGGCGCGCTCGGTAAAACGGATCACCGCCCCCGCATCACGATCAAGCTCGCGGGCCAGAACGGCACGGCCGTCTCCAATGATGTAATCTGCTCCGCGCTGCTTATTGAAATAATCAACTAACAAGAAAACTGCTGCGCCCTCAGGTTGCAGTCTCCCGGGCCGCAGAGGCAAGCGGCAATCGCGCGCTCCTTCCACCTTTTCCTTACGACCTGTACATGGCCGTTCCGAACGCCGTCGTGTGCTGCGCCACGAGTATTGAAGTGTGGAACTGAATCCGCCGCGAGCGACGGTCGTCATTGAAATACAGCCGGTGACTTAGATGAGCGCAACTCTATATGATTTAGTGCGGGTGCTAACGCCCACGACTGGCATTGTGACGACGATTTCTCTCGGAGCGGCGCTGCCGGGTTTTCGGACGTTTGCCAGCGCCAGCATTCCCGATGGGACGACAGTCTCGATCGCGATCAGCGATACTGGAGGCAGTCCCGCGCAAAGCCTGGTCGGGCGCGGCATCTACTCGGCATCCGCCAACACGATAACAATCACGACCATTCTCGCATCCACCAATGCCGGCGCTATGATCCCGCTCTCCGGCTCCGCACAGATAGCGATCTCGCCGGTGACGCTCGATTTCCTGTCGCCCTACAACTATCGCCAAGTCACGGCGGTCGGAGATGTGACGGTCGGCGCGAGCGACCTCGTCATCCTGCTGAATAAGATAGTGCCGGCGCCAACCAATATCATTTTGCCGGCAGCCGCAAGCAGACAAGGTGGCTTTCCCGTTACCGTCAAGGATTACAGCGGCAACGCACAGGCCAACAACATCAGGTTTGTATTGGCTGCGGGCGAGACGATTGATGGTTTTAGTCAATCGACCGCCGACGCCAACGGCGCCTCGAAGATCACCACGAACAACGGAAAGAAGATCCTCTATCCCCTTCTCTCAGGAGGCTGGTATCTCTGACATGAAACATAAGTTTTTCAAGCTGGCGGTGCTGTGCGCCGCGCTCGCGCTCTTCCCGGCTCTTGCGGTCGCGCAAGGCCAGTTTCCTCCTAACACCGTCTCTGCCGGGCCGCCTAGCGGGTCGAACTCGGGGGAGCCATCGCCCCGCTTGCTAGTGCCGGCCGATTTGCCCCCGGGCACAACTCACGGTTTAGTGTTGATCCAGCCGAATGTCGGCCAGGTCAATTCGGCCGCTTCTCCATGGCTGGCGGTTGGCCCGCATGGTGAGACTATCCCGTGCACGCCAACAACAACGCAGTGCATCAACGAAGCTCTCATTTACGCGCAACAGAACGCCTATGCTCTGGAAGTCAATTGCGTTGGCACAACCTCCGCCAATGCGCAACCTGTGCCGCTCACGGTGACATCCACCATCGTCATTCCTCCCCAATTCATGGGCTTCGTGGAGTTCAGGCAATGTGTTGTACTGAGTTCTGCCAGCCCGATCTTTTTGGTTGATAGCCAGGACTCAAGCACGATCATCCTGCAGGTGCGACCAAGCACAGTATTAAATGGCGACGCAATTCATATCGCGCCGACCACCTCGACCGGTGCGGTTGGGAAAAACGTACTCAACAGCACGATCTATATCGAGAGTGCGGCGAGCTCAGGCACGGGTACCGGCTGCTTAATCGATAGCACAAACGGGGCCATCACAGGTAACACGATTTACTGCCAAGACCCGAACGGCGGAAAATTTGGCATACTCCTCAATCCGGTGAATGTGATCGAAGACAACAAAATACATTTCCGCTACGTCCATCAACACACGACGGCTGGCATTGCCGTCAATCTTAGCGGCGCCGGGGCTTGCAAGCGCAACACCTGGTATGGTGGAAGGATCGCTCCAAATGGTGCGGTAGATGGGTTCCTGACCGCATGCGTGAACGATACGATCGTGGGCGCTTCAGTGATGAACGAAGAAGGGGCTGTCTTCAACGGCTTCCATCTGCAGCCTGGGGCCAGTGGAAACACTTTTGTCGGTGCGAGTGTCGATGGAGCCACGGTGGGGTTTGATGTCGATCCTGGTGCAAACAACAATAATTTCTTTGGCGGCCACTCGAACGCGCCAAAAGCCGATGCGGGCACAGGGAACGTCTTTAATCACGTAATCGGCGTTCTGTCGGCCGATCAGTTCAGCAATCTCCCGGCCTGTGGCCCCACCACCCATGGCCTCTCCATCGGCGTGAGTGACGCGACGGTAAATACCTGGGGCGCCACGATCAGCGCCGGCGGCAGCGGGAACCAGGTCCTAGCCTACTGCGATGGGACCAACTGGACGGTGGCAGGGAAGTAGACGCGCGTGGGTGTACGATGGGTATAGAAAACCAGTTCGATCACTCTCACAGGCCGACACTGGCGCGATCGCCGCCAAGATCACGGGTCAGAACGGCACCGCGAATGCGAACGGTATCGTTTGAAGTGGGAAGTTTATTGAGTTCGCTAGTTGATCGTGCGCGGATGGATTTTCTTAATCGCTCTACCGGATGCTCGACCACCAAGATCAGCAGGAGCGAAAGCGCAAAGCTCAAAGACAGTCCGGCGACAATGTTCGTTTGACGCCCGATGCCGCCGCCGACGAGTTCTGCGGCGAGGCCGTGCACGATATAAAACGGGTAAGAAATGTCACCTAGAAACTTGTCAATCGGCGATCGCTGCGATGCGATGAAGAGAAATGGCACCAAAAGCGTGAAGGCCGCGTACATGACGACCGACGCGAAATCATTAGTATAAGCGTTGGATTCGTGCAGCGCACCGTAGCCGAGGATTCCGGGAAGTAGAATCCAACCAACGAAACGGTTCGTGGTATCCCTGATGGCCAGATAGAGTCGATATGCAAGAGCGCCGGCAACAAAGAATACCGCAGTGGAGGGGAAAAAATCATACTGCCATTGGCGATCCGGTAGTCCAAGCATGTAGGGAACAAAGTGCAAGATCACGCAGCAGATGAAAAGCAAAATGAGATTTGACAGTTTCCAGCGCACGAAGAACGGCGCCAGTGCGTAAAAGATCATTTCCAGGCCCACGGTATAGTACCAGCCGATCATAAGCGGGGTTACGCTTGAGGTTGCGGCTCCGGGCGACAGGTTAAGCCACAGGACGCCCGGCAGCACCGTGATCTGATCGATGGCCTGCAGAATATGGAAGCCGCCATTTATTCCTGGCACTCGAAACGGAGCGATCCCGAGAGCGTAGGTGAGGGCCGACACAAATAGCACGGTCAGGTAGGACGGAAACAGTCTCAGTGCGCGATTGGCGTAGAACCGTAGCGTTCCAGACGCGGAATGCGGATAGCCCTCCATCAATGTCAGCGAGATCAAAAACCCGGACATAATGAAAAAACAAAACACGGCCGGTCCCGCGCCAACGACGTGCTTATAGTCGACAATCCAGCAGTGCCAAAGGAACACGCATACGGCTAGGTAAAGTCGCAACGTTCCCATTGGTAGCGCTTCCACATCCGGTTCCTCACAGACCCTCAGGTTGGCCCGTAAAAACACGTTGGCGGCAAGTTAGCCGGACAACCTGTGCGAGATCAACTGGGCCGAGAATCGTCAATACCTTTCTAGCTCAGATGTTGCGGTAGAGTTACACCGGTCTCACCAAGCTCCGTTCTCTTTCAAAATCAACGGGATATCCCTCGTGGCAGACATCCTCTCCGCGATACCCTGGGTTGTGCTCTTCGTCGTCTATGTCGGGGAAAAGTTGCAGCAATGGCTGCAGGCCCAAGCCGACAACAGACAGCAAGAGGTCTTGACGGTCGCCCTCAACGACGCGCTCAAGCGCGCGCAGGGTGCACCCGTACAGGCGCAGGTGCCCTCATCGCCAATACAGGCGCCGGTCGCGATACCTCCGTTGGTCGTGCCCGCCGGCCCCTTCGCCGATGCGCCAAAGTGGTTTGCCTGGGCGCTGCATGAGATCGGCGCTCACGAGGACCCCGGCAACCGCGGCCCCATCGTGCAGCGCTACATCGATCTCGCGCATTGCGGCGCGCAGGGCGATCCCTGGTGTGCGATCTTCGCCAATGCCGCCTTGGAAGCCTCAGGCGTCGCCGGGACGCGCTCGCCGTCGTCGCAGTCCTTTCGTACCCATCCAGCGTTCGTGCAGCTGCAGGGCCCTGCGCTGGGCTGTCTCGCCGTGTTCTGGCGCGGCTCACCGGACAGCGGTCTTGGCCATGTCGGCTTCTACCGCGGCGAGGATGGCGGCCACGTCTGGACGCTCGGCGGCAACGAAAACGACATGGTGCAGATCGAGGCCCTACCCAAGCAGAGCTCGAGCTTCGGCCTGATCGGCTACTGGTGGCCGAAGTCGGAGCCGCTGCCGACCACGGGCGCGGTCATCATGCCGGCGGGTTCGCCGGTCTCGATCCAGCAAACGCCGACGGATGCGCAGGCAGCACCTGCCGCGCCTGGCGCTGCGGCGAGCAGCATCCAGACCAATATCATCGCCACGATGTTCGGCGGTCCAAAGTCGGCCTATGGCGGGCCGATCGACGACAACAAGCCGGGCGTGGCGCTGCCGTTCCGCTTCGAGGGAGCGCGGCCGCAGGTCGAAGTGACCAACGCGCGCAACGCTGCGCTCTCGACCGTCTGCGACATCGTCGACGTCGGTCCGTGGAACGACGTTCCCGGCGATCCCTATTGGCAGACCGGCACGCGGCCCGAAGCCGAGAGCGGCAAAGATCAGCGCGGGCGCAAGACCAACGGCGCCGGTATCGACCTCACCCTGGCCGCTGCGAAGGCGGCCGGTATCGATGGCAAAGGCCTGGTGAACTGGCGCTTTGTCGAAACCCCGAAAGTCTCATGAGGAGATGACGATGACGGATACGGACACTGTTGGACAGGCGTTGGATGTTGCGAACAAGATCGAGCAGGGCCTCGACATCGCGTCGAAGTTCTCAGGGCTGACCGGCCCGGCCGCACCGTTCATCACGGGCGCGGACATCGGCATGCATCTTCTGACCGACTGGACCACGCTGGTCTACAACGCCCACAAGGGCGGCAAGTCCTGGTCGGAGAGCTTCGCCGAGGTCGTGAGCCACATGACCCCGGGCATGCCGAACTCGCCGATACTGTCCGGCCCCGCAGCCTGATCGCGCCTATCCCGAACGAACCACTGCGCCGGCCGCGGTCCCTCCGCTGCCGGCGTTCTCTTTGGGCTGAAGAGAACAGGGCAAGGGCCTCCGATGAACAGTGAAGAGCGCGATGGCATCCACAAGATGAGCTACGAGCTTGGCCAGAACGCCAAGGAGCTCGAAAATCTCAAGGATGCGTTCAAGGATCACGAACAGCAGGACGATCGCCGGCATACGGAAAACGTCTCGCTCTTAAAATCGATCAACGACGAGATCAAGGAGCTTCGCGAAGCGCTGGCGCCTGTCGCGAGCTTTCACAAGCGTCGCCTGGCCCTGATTGCCTCGCTCGGAATGATGCTGCTCGCCGGAGTCAGCTGGGCGCTCGGCGAGGTCGCCAAATGGGCGATCGGCTGGGTCGCGATCAAGATCAAGCTCGGGGGCTGATGCGATGAACGAGCCTCCATCCCTGAAATCCATCCTGCTGTGGCTGTCCGCGCTCGTTGCCGTGTTCGCGCTGATCTGCGGGAGCCTGCATCGCGCGCACGCGAGAGATCTCGACGGTCGCTTTACGAACTCACCGCTCAAACCTTGGTTCGATGGCCTCAGGTCCGGCAAAGGACCATGCTGCTCGGATGCCGATGGCAGCACCGTCGCCGATGCCGACTGGGAAAGCAGAAACGGACATTATCGCGTCCGCCTGCCATGGCTGCCGAGCATGAAGGACGATCCGAAAGCCTGGGTCTGGGTCGATGTGCCGGATGAAGCAGTCATCACTGAGCCGAACAAGGCCGGTTTCACCATGGTGTGGCCGGTCTACGGAGATCATGCCGGGCCTACAATCCGCTGCTTCATGCCGGGGCCGATGACGTAATGGGCCGCCTTAGCGCAAAGCTCCGCAGCGTCGGCGATGGAATTGGTTTCTGGTGCCCTGGCTGCGGCAGCATTCATGTCATCACCACCAAACCGAACGGCTGGGCATGGGACGGCAACGTTGATGCACCGACAATCTCGCCGTCCGTCCTGGTCACTTACGATGGAAAGGATGCGGGCCAAGGCGAGGCGCCACCATCGCGATGCCATAGCTTTGTAAAGGCCGGGCGCATCGAGTTCTTGAGCGACTGCACGCATGCGCTTGCCGGCAAGGCCGTTCCTGTTCCTGACTGGCCCTATGCCGAAGGCGAATATGGGGGAGCGTGAATGACGCCGATCAAGGTTTTCTTCCTCGTCCCGACCGATCGCGAGCGCCGCTGGCTGCGGCGCTTTTCTTTTTCGGACAAGCGCCCGTGCGCCAAGAGGACATACGGCTGCGATGCCATGTTCGAAGTGGGCGAGGCCGATATCCTCTATACGAAGGAGGGCTATATCGATGCGGCCAGCCGCGACATGCCGCCGCCGACTGACCCGCGTTGGCCCGTGGTGTGCGACGCCTGCCGGCGGCCATTCGATGAAAAGGACGAGCGCCAGCTCTTCACTAAGCAAATCTATATCCGCGAGAGCGACGGCTTCCGCTGCACGCTAAGGGACGCGCCGCCTGGCGCGTGCTGGGACGCCTGGTGGATCGGCGATCGGCGTAAGGACAGCGCGACCGGCTGCGGCTTCATGGTCGGGCCGGATCATCGATCGCTTGTCGTGAAATGCCCCGATGGCCACGAATGGATGATCGACGGCCGCGCCTCGAATTGCACGATGCCGAACGACAACGCGCATCATTGTTGGGTGCGGCACGGGCGGCCGGAAGACGGCACGTTGCACGTCGACAAGAACGGCAACACCTGCGCGGCCGGCGCGGGCTCGATCCAGACGCCGAGCTGGCACGGCTTTCTACACAACGGGCATCTGACGACATGACCATTGTGCTCGGGATCGTCCTCGCGCTCGCCGGCGGCTGGATGCTCGCCCAGAATGCCGCAACCAAAGTCGGCGGGCCGCTCGTCGTCGCCGGATTGGTCCTGCTACTAGTCAAGGCGTTGCTCTGAAATCATGATTTTGCCTTACGCGACGATCACCATCGGCGCGCGCACCCAGTATGTCGTCAAGGTGTCGTGGGAAGATTACGACTTCCTGATGCAGTGGCCGTGGACCTACGCCGTCTCGCACAAGGGCGGCGGCCTGGTCTATGCGCGACGGTCAGAGCGGATCGATGGACGCAACGCCACGATCCTGATGCACCGGGTGGTCATCGCGCGCATGGGGCTGAAGCGGCCGTCCAAAAAGCATTTCGTCGACCACTGGAACGGCGATAGCCTCGATAACCGCCGCATCGCCGATGACGGGCGGGCGCAGCTGCGCTGGGTGACGCCGCGCCAGAACATGGCCAATCAGCGCGGCGTGATCAATGTGCCGGTAGCGCCGAAGTTTCAAGTGGTGGGAGAAATTCCGTTCTAGGTGCCGCCGACCGGCGCACGCTAATTTCTTGGATCTTGACTTGGGGCGTCCTTCGCCAGGAGGAGTTCCCGCTGCAAAAAATCGATGGTCTGAAGTGCCTGCTCCGGCGTCAACGCAATCGAGACCGGGAATCCGTGGGTGGTATTGAATTCTACGGTGACAACCGATCCGTCAATCGCATGCCCAGAATTGAGGACCTCTGTAGCTCTGTATGGCGCCGCTTCAATAATCGCGCGATCTCGGCCCTTAACTCTGACCGCCTCCGCCATCCCAGCATATTGCGTTAGGTTTCCAACGATCAGAGGGACTAGAGATAGAGAGCACGCATAGCGCTCTGTTGTCGCGTCGTTAAAGCGCAAGTCAAACAGAACGTACTGCCCTTGGTTTGCGACGCCACCCCAAGGCATGTCCAAGACGAATCGGGCCTGCATAGGTTACTCCTCGATCTCCTCGCGCTCCCATTCGGCCGGCTCGATCTTGGCGAGCTCGTCCTTCATCTCCTGGCTCGCCTCCCACAGGTCATACTCGACCTGCATATGCATCAAGAGCTCCGGAGTGGTGCGGAAGAACTTCGCGAGCCGCAGCGCCATCTCGGCCGAGACCGCGGACTTGCCCGCGATCACCTTGCCGAGCCCGGCGCGCGTCACGCCGATCGCGAGCGCGCAGGCGTTGACGGACATGCCGATCGCCTCGAGGTCACGGGCGACGATAGCACCCGGATGGGTGGGCCTCCGCCGGCGCGGACCGGCCTTGATTTCAGTCATCGTGGGCGCCCAAAGGGGAGGGGCGCTTGGCCCCTCAGTGATATTGCTCGAAGTCGACACGGGTTGCTTCTCCCTTATCCCATTCGAAGGTGATGCGCCACTGAGCGGACACCCAGATCGAGTAACGCACGGGCTTGAACTGCTTCAGCTGGTGCAGGCGGAAGGCCGGGCGGTTGAGGGCGCGCAGGTCGGTCGCGGCGTTCAGCGCGTCCAGCACCTCGATGCAACGCGTGTGAAACTTAGCATCGATCCGCTTCGTCGAACCCGTCTCAAGTAGCTCTTTCAGGCCGTTGTGTCGATAGGTCCTGATCATCGCCGTCGCCCCGAACCGTTTGCGTTGTTGATGGTTCGGAATGTAAACTGACAGTATCGATATGTCAACTGTCAGTTTACATTTTTTTTTGGCGGATGATGGCTCACATCTCGCGATGCATCGCCGGATGCTTGCGGTTCTTGACCTTGATCCAGTCCTTGGTCCGGCCGGCGCGATAGGGCCGGTCGCTGCGTTTCGACACCATGCCTTCGAGCCCCATCTCACAGGCCGCGCGGAACAGGTCAGGCCCGATCTCGCCCGCCTCGAACGGCGCGACGAAGATGCCGTCTGGCCGTCGCGCCAGCAGTCGCGCCAGATTGGCTTTGCGCATGGTGAGGGGCAGGTCGCGGAGATCCTCGCCGTCGAGCGCGAGGATGTCGAACGCGTAAAGCTGGACTTCGTGCTCGTGCTTGCGGGAGTGCAGGGCGTTGAAGTCGGCAATCCCATCCACGCCGAGCACCACGGCCTCGCCGTCGATGACGAACTGCTCATGCTTGTTCTTCAACGCCGCCTCGGCGATCCAGGGATAGCGGCCGCTCCAGTCATTGCCGTTGCGGCTGAACAGGCGCACGCTCTTGCCCTCGCGCTGAACGATCAGGCGATAGCCGTCATATTTGATTTCGTGAAGCCAGGCGGGCGTCGCGGGGACGCTCGTGCCTCGAGTCGGGAGGCAGGGCAGGAACGTCGTTCGCAT